ATATTATATTTCAAAAGATGAATATACAACATTTATTTATTCAATAAATAATCAATTATCTAATCAATTGACGAATGATGACTTAAAAATATTATTACAATTAGAACCAAGTAATTATATTGGTTATCATTAAACATTTACTGATTAATTATATAAATATTTTTTATATAATTATATAACAATGGATAAAGACGAAAAAATTAGACTTCTAGAAGAGGAAAACGAGGCCCTTAAAAATGAAGTTACAACTTTAAAATTACAACTTGATAAATATTTATTGAAAAACAAAAATTACTACGAAAGTCATAAAGAAGAACATAAAAAAAGAGTTAGTGATTACCAACAACGGACTAAATATATTACTAATATTACAAAAGAAAAAAAACAACAATATGCAAGACAAGCGTATTTAAATAAAAAGGAAAAACTTAAAAAAGATTGTATTAATGAAAATGTTTAGGCATTTATATAATTAATTATTAATTATATAAAATAAAATATAGTAATATATATAATATGGGAGGACCAGCACCTTTATGCGAACATGGAGGAAGAAGATATCACTGTATTCCATGCAAAGGAAATGGAATATGTTTTGATGAAACTCATAATGATAAACCACTTAGAAAATCTAGATGTAAAAGTTGTTCTGGAACAGAATTATGCAAATGTGGAAAAGAAAAAAGAGATTGTTTGAAATGTGGAAGCGTAGCTATATGTGAACACAATAAACGTAGAAGACGGTGTCCTATATGCAATCCAAATAGTAAAGAGTTATGTCCTTGCGGTAAAAGTATTGTGGTTTGTATAAAATGTTGTGAAAAATGTCCATGTGGAAAAATACCTTCAAGATGTAAAATACATGGTGGTAGTGAATTGTGCAAAGCACCTTTATGTGAAACAAGAAGTATTAAAAAATACAATGGTTATTGTTTACCTTGTTGTATTCATTTTTGTCCTGATATTGAAATTTCAAGAAATTTTAAAACCAAAGAAAGAGATATTGTAGAACGAATTATTAAAAAATTTCCAAATTTTGGTTGGATAGCTGACAAACGAATTGAAGATGGGTGTAGTAAAAGACGCCCTGATTTATTACTGGAACTGGGTAGTCATATTATAATCGTAGAAGTAGATGAAAATAAACACGATACTTATGATTGTTCTTGTGAAAACAAAAGATTAATGGAAATTTCTCAAGATTTAAATCATAGACCGATTGTATTTATACGATTCAATCCAGATGATTATACTGATAACTCTGGAAAAAAAATAAAATCTTGTTGGAAATTGAATGGTTATGGCGTATTACAAATTACAAAAAGTAAAATAGATGAATGGAAAGCTAGAATTTCTGCATTACAATTACAGATTGATTATTGGATTGAAAATATTCCAGATAAGACCATAGAAATAATAGAATTGTTTTATTAATTTATATAATTATAATTTTTTATTATATAAATTTTTTAATAATTAACAGCTAAATGCAGTTCTAATAAGATGCTTAATTGCTGTATGCCACGCCCGCCATGCCTGACATTACGCGGAGAACGTTGTAGTTGACTGCGTAAACGCGAACCTTGGCGGTGTTAGAGCTCTTAACAGTGTTAGCAGAAAGGACAAGTTGAAGGACAGCGTTGTCGATTCTGGAGAAGTTGCAGCTACCGGAAGGTTGGTGTTCTTCAGGGCGAAGAGCGAAGGAGTAAACGTTGATACCGGTATCAGGGGCACGGGTGTGGTGTTGGTAAGGTTGGACAGTGTCGAAGTAAGAACCTTCACGTTCAGAGAAGCGGTCTTGGCCGTTAAGTTGGAGCTTAGCGGTGACGACAGGGTTTTCACCCCAGCAGTGCATGTCGAGGGCAGTTTCGGCAAGAACGAATGCAGCAGCATCAGATTCAGTACCATTAGTACCGGGTCCATCTGCAAACAATTGTCCATCAATAAATTCGGTAGCACCAGAAAGAGTGTCTTTTCCGGCGAAAGCAGAAAGGGCATTGGGTAAAGCATCAACGGCATCAGAGTAGTTGAAAGGTTGGGCACCAAGAGCCTTGTACATAACCTTACCAGCAATTAAAGAGTCACAGTAGTTAACGTGTTCGTCAGGTTGGACAACCCAGACGAGTTCCTTGCAAGGGTGGTTGAAGTTGAGCTTGATCTTGTTGGAAGAAGAACCAACAGATTCATCACCAGTGAATTGAACTTGTTCAATCAAGTATTCATGGGGGTTTTGTGCCATCTTGCGACGTTCATCGGTATCAAGGAAGATATAATCAACGTAGAGAGATGCGGCAACAAGGGAGCTTTGGTAAGCAGCAGCAGCAGATTGGGAAGCAGTTCCGGAAGCACCAAGTTCCTTAACGGCGTATAAGCATTCACCAATAGGACGGAAGTCAATGTTGACCTTAACTTCGTGGTATTGAAGAGCGATCAAGGGAAGGGCAAGTCCAGGGTTGCGGCAGAACCAGAACATAAGGGGAACATAAAGAGTGGTTTCAGGAAGAGCGTTGCGGGGAGCACAGACTTGGGCAGGTCCGGCAGTAGAAGCGCAAGGTCCGTTAACAGCGGCATATCCAGGGTCAGTAACATATGTTAAAGCGGTGGTGTTACCAATCATCTTGTAGTAACCAGCTTGTTGTTCGCTGGAAAGAGTGACTTGGTTCCAGATGTGCATCCAGTCACCATATTGACGGTCAATACGTTGGCCACCAATTTCAACTTCAACTTGGGAGATGAGTTGTTCTCCGGGGCAGTCTAACCAACGAGCGTGAGCAGCAGATGATTGGTTAATTTCGGGGAGAGTGACTTGAAGGTATGTACGGTAGGCAAGATCACCGTTGCGGCTGATTGTGCATGTAACACGACGGCCGAAGTCGGCTTGACCAGAGAAAGTTTGTTCAATGCTTTCCATAGCGAAGTTTGTGTGGCGTCTGTAAGACACCTTCCAGAAGGTAATTTCGGGGGTTCCTGTAAGGAACACGTCTTGTGCGCCATAAGCGACTAATTGCATAAGTCCACCAGCCATCTTAGAATTCTATTCTATATACTTCTACAAAGAAAATAATTTCAGAAAAATATAATTAATTATTTTTTTATTTTTCCTAAATGCATTAACTTTTACTTTTTTTACTTGATATATGCTTTTTAATTTTTTATATATTTTTTATATATTTTTAGCTCTACTTTACGTATAAAATTAAATAATTTACTTAATTTTATAGATTGGTAATGTTCGTTTTTACAAAACTTTCTAAATAATTTTCTTGGAATATTTCACGTCGATTTTCATGTTTTTTGGTAAATATATAAGAGTCTTCTTTTTTTTTAATTGTCCATCCTTGTTCTAAAGCATTTGTTATAAATATCATTCGTTGATAAGTTGCTTTATCTAGTTTAATATTGGATGGTAAATCTATGTTTAATTTGGTAGGCATATAAACATTAATTATATTGATTTTTTTCCACTTTTACGAGTTTGTTTTTCCACAATATATATTTGAAATTATTAATTTAATATTAACCATCATAAATATATAAAAACCTAAATTATAATATATTTATGAATAAAAAAAATACCATAATTAATACGATTGATGAAACTCATCAGTCTATGTTAATAAAATTTCAAGAACATAAAGAAGAAACTATACCGAACCTTATTAATGAAAAAAAACGTTTAAATGCGATTATACCAACATTAAAAAAAGGTCAGGTAAGTGAATATATGGAAATTTCCGATCAAATTAAAACCATTACATCACAAATACGAGAATTAAAACTTGAAAAGAAAAGGTATTTATTAGACAATTCCAAATATATTTTTGATTTTTTTGAACAAAAAAAACAAATATCAGGCAATTCAATAAATGTGAATCAAAATACCGATACATTAAATAGTTTTTTCAAAATTAAATCTACAAATAATGAATCTTCTGATATTAATAATGAAAAATATACACAATCTAAACAATATTTACAACAATATTGGAGAAATATGAATATAGGAACTTTACAACCACAAGATTATATTATTAATGCAGATAAATGTGAATATTGTAATGAAGGAGAATTAATACCACAAGACGAAGAAGGGGTATTAATATGTAATAATCTTCAATGTTGTAAATTTGTAACTTATATAGTAGATAGTAATAAACCAAGTAATAAAGAACCCCCAAATGAAGTATCGTATACTGCATATATTCGTTTAAATCATTTCAAGGAAATTTTATCCCAATTTCAAGCCAAAGAAACTACTCAAATACCAGAAGAAGTCATTGAAAATATAAGAGCACGAATTAAAAAAGAACGTATTACAAATATGAAAGAAATTAACTATGATAAAATGCGTGATATTTTACGAAAATTAAATTATAACAAGTATTTTGAACATATTCAATACATTAATTCTTTGTTCGGTGTAAAACCACCCATCATGAATGAAGAATTACATGAAACATTATGTGTATTGTTTATTGAAATCCAAAAGCCTTGGGCGGTGCATTGCCCTCCTAACCGAACAAATTTCTTTAATTACACATATACGCTTTACCAATTATGTGTATTATTAGACCAAACCCAATATTTACCTTATATTCCTATGATGAAAGACCGTGAAAAACAATTAGAACAAGATATGATATGGAAAAAGGTATGTGGAGATTTAGACTGGGAATATTTCCCTACTGTTTAAATTATATTCATAATAATAAAATATAATTTAATTACTTATCTAATGTAAATACAGTATAAATTACCAATAATGTAGATTGAACAATTAACCCAGATACTCCATCAGTATACATACTTCTCGCAATACCCAATTTATCATAATAATGTTTTTCTAAATGAGGAAATAATTTACTACCTTTCATTACAAAACCATATAATGCACTAATTATAAATGTTATTATCATAAACTTCAATACATAAACTATATCAAAAATATTCTTTGGAAAAGACATTAATGATAAAATAAATGGTTGCGTAGTAGCACCTACAAATCCAGCAATAAGAGCCGCTGCTAATAAAGTATGATGTTTAAAATAAGGTATCAAATCTTCCACGAAATCCATTTGAAAAAATTTTGGTAGCTTATCATAATTAAGCGACATAAAACGCAATGCTACGTCCCAAAGAGCAGTTACAACAAAGGTTAAAATAATTAATAAATAATAATCCATATATATTATTATAAGATAATTACGTTAATGAAATTGGGTTGAAAGTAACATTAATGAACCGGTTGCTGTTAAATTTTTCATAAAAGCGTAATATTGACCTTTGTTGGAAGGAAAATGATATATTAAAGTTGCTAAAACAGTAAACAATGCTAATCCTATACTAGAATAATATGCATATTCTGTATATGTATTTGTATACAAAGAAAATAGTATGATAATAGGTGCGAATATTTCCAATAAAACAACACCAAATATTGTTAAATAATAGAAATAATCAGGTAATTTTTTCAAGAAAAACATATTTTGAAACCCTTTAACTGTTGATGAAAAATCATTTGCTTTATTAATACCTGCTAAAAAATACATTAATAAAATCAAAAATGCGTAAAAGAAAACGTCCATAATATATATTTTAAACAGATATATTCATAGTTGAATTCTATCAAATTATATTCATAAGAATAAAAATATAATTTAATTAATTAATTTATGCAGCAAATTTCAAACCACCAACTAAAGAACTACCTAAGGTGAAGCCAGCACCGGTTCTGGTAGAATCCCCCATAGCAGGAATGAAAACATCAAGGATGCTGAAAACAGCAGCGGCTGTTAAAGCAATAATCATAACTTCTTCAACCGATAAAGGTTTCTTGGGGATTAACATAGCACAAATACCAACTGCTAAACCTTCAATTAAGTACTTAATAGCACGTTTTACTAATTCGTTAAGATCGAAAAGTCCGTCCATCGTATATACTATATATCAGATTTTTTTCTAAATTATATGAATTAGTTATTAATATAAAAATTA